AAGAAGTCCGCAAGTTCAATGACCACGACTACGACATCGTAGTGTGGGCAGAAGAAGATTTGCCAGACATGGAATACCTTGATGGGTATTGTGATGGCATTAATGAGTTGGCGTCCGTGGCCGGTATGGATTTGCACCTGATGGTGTTCCATCCTGACTATGACGCTACAGAGGCTGGTCTTGATTTCCTTGTCGATGATGACGTAACGGACGACAGCCTGTCATACTGTATGGTCTTTGTTCAGTTATTATCTAAACTAGACGATGCAGCCTTGTATCTGGAAAAGTCAAATTACTATGAACATTTTCCAGAAGACGTGTACGATGCTTTAGTGCTTGACAGAAGGAGATTAAGAGATGGCCGAAAAGGGTGATCCGGTAGCTAAAATGTCTAAAGCGGCTATTCTTAAAGAGTTTGGCCCTAAAATTGTAAAACAATTTGGAAAAGACGAACTAAAATTTATTAAAGAGATGTCTTCAGGACCGGGTGGTATAGACACTCTTAGAAACTATGTACGTGACTATTTTTATAATAGAGGCGGCATGGTTAAGAAAAAGCCAAAAAAGTTCAATAAAGGAGGAACAACAATGGCAATGGGCAAAGCTAAAATGGCTAAGAAGAAAATGCGTGGCGGTGGAATGACCAAGATGCGTGGCGGCGGCATGGGCATGAAGAAAATGCGCGGTGGCGGCATGGCTAAAATGGCTAAGAAGAAAAAGATGATGCGCGGCGGTATGGCTAAAAAGAAGAAGTAATGCCATATGTTGCGGATTCGGAAATACATGGACTTGGTGTTTTCGCAGATAGGGACTATGCTCAAGGAGATACAATTGAGTTGTGTCCTTATCTGGTCACGGGTTATGCTGACATTGGAGATGAGTGTGTCCTCCATAACTACATGTTTCACACTCCTTATGACGGCGAAGAGGAATATTATATCCCACTGGGTCATGCTATGGTCTATAACCACAGCGCAAGTCCAAACGCTGAGTGGGATATTGAAGAAGAAGATGAACGCTTTGTTAAGTTTTATGCGCTTAAAGAAATAAAGCAAGGCGAAGAAATCCTTCACGATTACGGTGAAGAGTATTGGGAAAGCAGAGATGCCCAGATTAGCTGACGGTTCAAAGTTTGTAACACATGCAACAGCATTGGCTAACACCAGTGACACTGATGTATACATTGTGCCGAAGAACTTTTCGTCACACGTGGAACATCTGCTGATTACGAACAGTGACTCCAGTAATCGTAACTACACTATTAAGTATTACGAGAAAGCTGCCAATACGACGTATACACTTTTTACGTCCCATGCAGTCACAGGCAAAGGCTCAGAGTCCGTGTTCACTGTGGACAAACCTTTGTACATTCATGCGGAAGATAAGATTATCGTAGCCGCTGGAACTGCAGATACTCTTACTGTTGTCGTGGCAGCAGAAGAGTTTTTTGACCCGGCTCATACATAGGAGATAGGAGATGGTACGTGTCTCTAAAAAAGCCCCCGCTAAAAAGAAAACCTCACCGGCTAGAGCGAAAAAGAAACCGGCTGGAACGCTTAAACTTTCGACGGGTGGTGCGACAAAGAGCAAAAGCAGAGTTAACGAAGCTGGCAATTATACTAAGCCCGGAATGAGAAAGCGTCAGTTCAACCGTATTAAGGCTGGCGGTAAAGGTGGCGCACCCGGACAGTGGTCGGCGCGTAAAGCCCAGATGCTGGCTAAAGCGTACAAAGATGCAGGGGGCGGCTACAAGTAACAATGAAACACGTCTTCCTCCTGTTTGTCTTTCTTGGCATAGGAGAGGACAAGCGTCAAGTTAGTAAGGATATGTACTTTCGTGACTTGAACGATTGTGTTTGGTATGCACAGAAACTTCATAAGCAGGGTGAGCGTGTGACTGCATACTGCTTACCCGCTACCGTAAATAAAGATATGGAGACTTACTGATGCTTGCCGAATTGGCCGCAGCAAACGCAGCGTTTAGCGTTATCAAGCAAGCTGTGCAGAACTCTGGCGATATAGCCAAGGCTGGCAGTGCAATCGCTAAGTTCGTTGGTGCAAAGGAAGACCTACAAAAGAAAGCCAGCAAAAAAGGTGGCGGCTCTGACTTAGAAGAGTTTATGGCTCTTGAGCAGATACGGGAAAAAGAAGAGCAGCTAAAACAGTTTATGATTTACTGCGGTAGGCCCGGACTGTGGGGAGATTGGCAAAGGTTTCAAGCCAAGGCAAGGATAGCACGGCGAGAGGCAGAGGAAGCTGCTAAACGCAAACGCAAGCAGATACTTGAAATATCCATCGTTACATTTTTAATTATCGTAGGTTTGGGTATTCTTGCTTGCTTTGTACTGCTGATACTACACGCACAAGGACGCCTATAATGACACTAAAGAAGTCACAGCAAAGTCTCAAGTCATGGACAAAACAGAAGTGGCGTACTAAATCAGGTAAGCCGTCTGCAAAGACGGGTGAACGGTATTTGCCTGAGAAAGCAATAAAATCCTTGACAAGTGCAGAGTATGCTGCTACAACTAGGGCTAAGAGAGAAGGCAAACGAAAAGGACAACAGTTTGTACGCCAACCTAAATCTATTGCTAAAAAGACTGCAAGATTTCGCAGAGGCGGGTAATGACCCTCGTGATGTACGTCTAGCTGATATAGAGCCAGACATTGATACTCGCATATTCCTTATTAAGAAAAAACTATGGGAACTAAAAAATGTTGACCGCACTGATAGGACCAATAGCTAATCTCGCCGGTACATGGCTGAGTGGCAAGGTCGAAGAAAAAAAGGCTCAGTCAGCCACCAAGGTAGCGAAGGCACAAGCTGAAGCTATCGTAATGCAGAAGAAAGCTACAGGTGAGATTGACTGGGATTTGGAGATGGCTAAAGGTAGCCAGTCTTCGTGGAAGGATGAATGGCTGACCATCTTGTTCAGTATCCCACTCATCCTAGCATTTGTGCCGGGAATGGAAGAGGTAGTTGCTAATGGGTTTGCAAATCTTCAGGCCATGCCGGAGTGGTATCAATACTCTCTTGGTGTTATTGTTGCCGCCAGCTTTGGTGTACGCAGTGCTACAAAATTCTTCGGTAAAAGGTAGTCCTGTTGCAGATGTGGAGTATGCACGACAGAACTACAGAAGAACAAGCGAGGAAAAATCGTGGCAGACCTAACAATGGAAAGAATGCTCAAGTGGAAGATACTACCACGTCTGATGATGCTTGGGATGTCCTTATCCGCTTGGCGGGTAGTGGAGTGGTTTATGACGTTACCAGACCCGACAAGTCAACAAGCAGCACTTGTTAGTGTAGTTACTGGAGCAATGACAGGTGCCTTTGCGGTATGGATGGGACATGAAAAATGAAATACAATAAAGATGATTTTTTAAATAAGTTGATTGCTCATGAGGGTCTGCGTCTTGATGTGTACAAAGACACGTTAGGCGTTAACACAGTGGGCATTGGCCGTAATCTGGATGACCGGGGCATCAGTAAAGAAGAACTGGACTGGATGGATATCCCAAGTATTGACCACATCTTTTCTGATGGCATCACTGAAGCTGATGCTATGTACCTCGCACAGAATGACGTACAGATAGTCGAAGAGGAACTTGTCCGTGCGCACCCTTGCGTAGATGAGTTAGACGCTGTACGTCAACTTGTACTGATGGACATGGCATTTAATATGGGTGTGCCTCGTCTTTGTAAGTTCAAGAAAATGTGGGCCGCTGTACACGAAAATAAATTTGACGTAGCAGCGAAAGAAATGCTTGACAGCCGGTGGGCAAATCAGGTAAAATCACGTGCAACTAAATTAGCACACGCAATGCATCATGGTGAGTTTAATGGCTAGACAACTTACAGGAAAACAACAGGCGTTCTTAAATGTGCTGTTTGATGAGGCTGGCGGTAATATGGTTACAGCCAAGAAGTTGGCTGGCTACTCTGACACTACAACCACCACAGAGATTGTAAAAGGCTTGAAGGAAGAAATTCTTGAGGCCACACAGATGTACATGGCGCAGAACGCGCCGAAGGCTGCAATGGCTATGACCGGCGCATTGTTTGATCCAACTGAACTTGGTATCCGTGACAAGATGGTTGCAGCGAAGGAACTGCTTGACCGCGTAGGTCTTGTTAAGACAGAAAAGATGCAGGTAGAGGCAAGCGGCGGTGTCATGCTTATGCCACCTAAAGCACCTGTAGAGGACGATGACTAGAAGCGTAGGTAAGTGGAAGCTACCCCAGCCCACAGACATTAAAGAAGAGAACGAATGGGTGCAGATACCTCGTATTGCAAGGACTGTGCCTTTTGGCTATAAGCAGAGTGAAGAAGACCCCGATATTCTTGACCCTATACCAGTTGAACTGGACTTGCTAGAAAAAGCGCGTAAGTACACAAATCAGTATTCGTATCGCCAAGTGGCAAACTGGCTGAGTACAAACAGTGGCAGATATATTTCGCATGTAGGATTGAGGAAACGGTTAGCAAATGAGCGACAGCGTAAGAACACAGCTAAAAGCCTCCGCAAGTGGGCAGAATATGCGGAAACGGCAATCGCCAAAGCGAAGGAAATTGAAGAAGCAAGAACCGGAGCAAAATCAGCAACCGGAAATTCAACAGGTTGAATATGACTCCAGCCAAGCGGAGGAACACGCCA